TCGCCGAGTATCTCGATGCGTGGACAGAGATCGACGCACGGCAAGAAAATCCGATAGCAGGTTAGAATCGACATCTCACGGCTAAGCACAAGTACGACCTGTCCCGCCTCGTTATGGCGATGCAGCGCTCCCGCCTCGCCTTGCGCCGCTACCGTGAGGAGCGCCGCGAAGCCGTTCGGCAAATGGTCGGCCGCCACTGGTCCGAAGAAGGCACGCAAGAAAAAGTCCCCGTCAACCTCATCTCCAAGTACGTCAAGATCGTCGGCCGCAGCATGGTCCCCAAGGAGCCGCGCGTGCTCCTCTCGACCTTCGACCGTGCGCACAAGCCGATGGTGTCGGCCTGCCAAACGTGGGTCAATAAAGAGATCGAGCAACTCCGACTTGCCAACACGCTCCAGCGCTGCGTGATCGACGGCCTCTTCTCGATCGGCATCTGCAAGGTGGCCCTGGGCACGCCCGCGGACTCGGCGCGCATGTCGTGGAACCTGAAAGCTGGCAGCGTCTTTTGCGAGCGCGTGGATCTCGACGACTTTGTATTTGACATTCATGCGCGGGACTTCCAAGAATGTTCCTTCATCGGCCACAGATACCGAGTGCCGCTGGAGGTGATCCGTGAAGACAAGCACTACAACCGCCAGGCGCGCGAGGCGCTCGTTGCCCACTACGACCAGGCCTTCAACCTGGAAGGGGATGAACGAATCAGCATGCTCGGCCGAAGCTACTACGGCATTGATAGCGAAGAGTTTGAGGATCTTATTGACCTCTGGGAAGTGTACCTTCCCCGGCATCGGCTCGTGCTTACTCTCGCAGACGATTCGCTTACTGGAGCGAATGAAAGCCGAGCTGGCGGAGCTGGTGTGCCTCTTAGAGAGCAGCCCTGGCTCGGCCCGGACACGGGGCCTTACCATCTGCTCGGTTATGAACGGGTGCCGGGGAACCCTATGCCGAAGGGGCCGATCCAGGACCTCCTCGACCTGCACTACTTCATCAACAACGTCTTCCGCAAGCTCATGCGGCAAGCGGAAAGGCAAAAGGAACTGACCGGCGTTGCCATGGGGGCTACGGAAGACGGTAGCCGCATCCTCGAAGCTAACGACGGCGATATTGTGCGCCTCGACCGCCCCGAGTCGATCAAGCCCTTCAGCCACGGCGCCCCGAACCAGCAGAACTTCGGCATGTTCGGCCAGGCATACGACCTCTTCAACCGCGAGGCCGGCAACCTTGAGCTGATGGGCGGCGAAGGGCCGCAGTCGCGGACGCTCGGCCAGGACAAGATGCTCAATGCCAACGCCTCGGGGCAGATCACCGACATGCAGGATCAGACCACGATCTTTGTGGCCGATGTGGTCAAAGCGATGATGTGGTACTGGTGGCACGATCCGCAGAAGGTCATGCGCTCGCTTCACTCGGTCCAGGGGCTGCCCGAGTTCAACATCCAGCGCTTCGTGAAGCCGCAGGATCGGCAGCGCGTGAACTTCGCGGAGTTGGACATTCGCATCGACCCGTATAGCCTCCGGCACCAGACGCCACAGGAACGCATGGCCGCGATGCAGCAGGTGGTGACTCAGACTATCATTCCGATGATGCAGTTGCTGGTGCAGCAGGGCATCGCCTTCGACGCCAACGCTTACCTGGAGAAGCTGGGTCAGTACATGGACGCGCCGGACCTGGCGGAGATTCTGACCATCATGGAGCCGCCGCAGATGTCGAGCCCAGGGATGAACCGGCCAGGCAAGCCGGGCACGACGAGCCGTACGTACGAGCGGCATTCGAGCGGTGCGGCTTCGAGGCACGGGACCGACATTGGCCGCATGAACGCGATGGCGCCGAAGCCGAATGGCCAGGCGCAAACGAACGGGAGCCCCATGCGATGAGGGGGTCATATGCGCCGAGTCGAAACTGAAAACGGGATTTTTTACGAGGTCATGGGGCAACTCCTGACCGAACAGGAGTTCGATGAGCAGTTCACGCCGCGGCCTCGTGCTGGAGATTCGTTTGTTGCCTGGAAGCCGCTGGCAAGCGACGGCCTGGCCGTGCATCCGAGCCAGGTCAAGGAAGCAACTGAGGACGCCAAGAAGAAAGGTGTGCCGACCGAGTTCATGCCGGATGGTCGGCCCGTGTTTACGAGCCGGGAGCAGCGGAAGCGGTATTGCCAGATGTACGGCTTCTTCGACAAGTCAGGCGGCTACGGCGACGCGGCGCCGGGCAGTTGCAAGCGGGATGTGCCGGACAGGCCGAACGAGGGCGCAGTTCCGGCATCGCTTCTTTGGCAGATGGCGAGAAATTTGAAGAGATAGGCGAGTCCAAGGAGTTTCACCATGAGTAACGGACCTGGCAATCCTTTCGCCGGCTGGAGTTGGCTGAAGATCATCATACTCATCATCGTGATAGCTGGGTGCATAGCTATCATGTATGTTGCCTTGCAACAGATGGGCATTATGATTCCGCCGTTTATGATTACGATCTTCTGGATTGTGCTGGTCGTGGTGGTGGCCATCTTCGCCATCAAGCTCATCTGGAGCATGTTCTAGCTGGGCGTGTGCCGGCACTCAAGGGGTAAGGGATGGATGACATCTCAGGCCGGAACGGTTGGGCAAATGGGGCAGGCCAGAAAGCAATCCTTGTAGCCCTCGGCGTTGTCGTGGCGCTGGGAGTGCTGGGCGCTTCCTTTGCCCATGAAACCTCCGTGCAAATTCTCGGCTTCTGCTCGCTGGTCACTGTGGCGCTTCTGGGGATGCTTCAGCAGAGGGGCAGCGCTGCACGAGCTGAGCAGCAGATGGACCGCGTCGAGACCAGAGCAGTAACAACGGCCTCCAATGTTGAAAAGGTCAAAGATGTTCTGGCAACGAAGACGGATACTTTCGATCATAAGCTGGATGCGATTCATGTGCTCGTGAACAACTCGATGTCCGTTGTGCTGAAGGATCGAGCAGCGGACAGAGCGCTTATTGCGTCACTCAGGGGAACCGACGAGGATAAACAGGCCGCCCTAGCAGCGAGGCAGGCGTCAGACGCGCATGAAGCGAAGCAAGCAGAAGTGGACGCCGTCAAGGCTGCTGTGGCGACTGGCGTCATCAAGAGCGGGGACAATGTAACAATCACCTCCAAGGAGTAACGATGGCCCAACCTCCGACTCCCCCTGCTCCTCCCGCTCCAGCGCCGGCTCCTGCAACTAATTGGGGACCGCTGGCGGTCGCTGCCCTCGCTGGTGTTGTGCTGACCGCCCTGCTTGTCGGAGGCGGCTGGCTATGGTGGTGGTGGGCGCACACGAATCCGCCTCCTGACATCGTCCTGCCCTCGGCCGTGGCCGCGTTGCCAGGCAGGATAGTCGAGATCGATGTGCAGAGCACGGCGACGGATTTGCAATGGGACTCGAAGAACGATCCGGGTGAGTGGGATCTTGTGCTGATCGAAGCCGGCAAGAAGAACTTCTTCGTCGCACCGAACCCTGGCGTCTACACGCTGCTGCTCCGGGGCATTCACGGCGGCAAGATCGTTGGGCCGTATACCTGCACGATCACCGTTGGCACTCCGGCGCCTGGCCCTGGACCAATCCCTCCCGTGCCGCCAGTGCCTCCAGTTCCGCCCGCGCCGCCGGCCCCGATCCCTGGCACCGGCCTGCGGCTCCTTGCAATCTATGATCCTGCAACGCTAGGCAAGCTTACTCCTGCTCAGCTTGACGTGCTTAACTCCGAAACCGTGCGCGGCTGGCTCAGGAGCCATGCAGCGGTCGGCCCTGATGGGAAGACGGTCGAGTCGCGGTTCCTGCCCTCGAATGAGGACATGACCAACGAGAGCAAAACTTGGCAGGATGCTTTCAAACGGCCGCGGGCTTCGTTGCCCTGGCTGATTATCTCGAACGGCAAGACCGGCTACGAGGGGCCGCTGCCGGCGACGGTGAACGACATGATGTCACTAATGCAGAAGTATGCGACACCATGAGGCAAACAAAATGAGCCGTGAAGAGTTACGGAAACAAATACTGGACATCTTTGGTGCGATGACCCATCTAACACCATTTCACCAGAGGATAGTAAAGGCACAGCAGAGGTTCTGGGCAGTTCGTCACGAACAGGAACTAGATGAGATGCTTTTAGATGACGTCTTGAATGAACAGGATGGGTTGCTGAAATGAACTATGTAGCAATGGCAATGTGTATTGGCTTCGGCTTAGTCGGAGTTGCCTTTGCTATTAGCTATTGGCTTATACATCGTAAGGAGTGAAGTGAGGATGGTAGGTAATAAAGAAGAGTATCAGGTCCGTGCGGTAGAAAGGGTGAATGACGACTCTCGCCAAGTTACTCTAGTGCGCACGATAAAGCCCAATACCCGGTTGGCGAGAGACATTACGGTTTTGGTGTACCTGCCAAACGACGAGTTCCCAGAAGCAGCGATCGGACAGCTTGTTACTCTTTGGTTCTTTCAAAAAGACGCGCCATGATCGTTTTGAAGTGCGTGGCCGTGCTGGTGGCTGTCGTGTACGCGAGCATTCGGCCCTGGGTGATCTTGGTTCAGGTGCTGTGGGACTGGTGGAAGAGTTGCGACGAATGAAGATTTTGGCTTGGATTCCGGCTATCGCTGTTTGGGCTGGGGCCTGGGCGTTTATGCTCGTCATATGTCTTGTTTGGCTGATTTTCATAGCCCCGCTTGTGCTTATCGAAAGGGCTTGGAAGGACAGCATGGGATGACCGCCAAGGAGCTTAGAAATCTGATTCTTGACGCCGTGGCTGCTGCTATCCGCGACGGCAAGTTGCCAGGCCTCGTTATGGCACAGGCGGAAGTTTATCCCGACCAAGCTCGTTTCCGAGTGTTGACGCAGAGCGGCGAGGGGTTTGAATTGACCGTGGAAAAGACCCAATGAGAAGCTTCATCGACGGCTGCTTGTGCCCGCTCATATTCGTCGCCTTCGTTGTCCTCTTGTGGACGGTCATGGTGGTGGGATGACGCAAAGCAACTTTCGCGGCATGATCTCTGAACTGTGGCTGCTGTGGACCGTCATCCACACGGTGGTGGCGTTGTTCATTGCTGCCGGCTACTGCCAGGCCAACCCGGTGTCCGAAGCGCGGCTCAATCCGTTCATGACAGAGGACGATGTGATTACCCTTATGTACCGCTGGAAGATCGGCGTAAGGTCAACCGTCACTATAAAAGGTGTCAACCCGTGTCCGTGTGTGACCGTTGTTGGGATGCTGCCTATGTATTACCTTGGCGTTGACTTCGGCAATCCTCATTGGGCCAAGTTGCCTGACGGTAACTGGTACAGGCTTGACTCGGACGGATTTGTGGGCATGGGCATGGGGCGGACCCTGGAAGCCGCGATCAAGAACGCCGCTTACAGCGGCAACCTGCCACAAGCGGAGCGGGACATGATTCTAAGGAGTGTAAAACCTCTTCCAGCTCAGAAACCTGTAGTAGATAACTGGCTGGAAAAATGGAAGGCACGGAAATAAGTGAGCGAAGAGGACATCCTTAAAGAAATTGTCGAGACGCAGCAACGGCGCTTTGACCGTGCGGCGAAGTTGCGTGGTAAAGGGGCAGTATCAGAGGATGACATGGACGTGCTTAACCTGGCGCTGCTTCAGGCCAAGCTTTACCTTGCTCAGTTCGTCAAGGAGAAAAAGTAATGGGCGACCTCATCACCATTGGCGACGATAATTGGACCGAGCACTTGCAGCACGTCGGAGATGATGGCCGCGTGCGTGCCAAGGGCCTTGTCCCGCGCGACTGGTCCAAACACCCGCAAGGTTGCCTGGCGATAGCACCTTCCTTCGACCTCGACCTTATCCCCGAAAGCGAGTGGGCGGCACGGATCGCGGACCAGGAGGCGAACCAGTCCAGCCTCCAGCACATCAGAGATAAAGGGAACTACGGCGGGCAGATTCCCACTTACGACCAGGACGGCAAAGGCTACTGCTGGGCGCACAGTTCGACCTCGGCGGTGACTCTCGCGCGAGCAGCCAACAATGAACCGTATGTTCCCCTGTCGGCGTTCGCCGTGGCGTGCATCATCAAGGGCTACCGCGACCAGGGCGGCAACGGCATCGACTCGCTCCAATTCATCGCGGACAGAGGCATCCCGTCGGCGCAGTTCTGGCCGATGCAGAGCATGTCCAGTTCCAACGATAAGCCTGAGACCTGGGCGAACGCGGCTCTGCACAAGTGCATCAAGTTCCTGGACTGCTCGGATGATCCGACTCTGCGCCGGCAGCAGGTAGCCACGGCTTCGCTCCTGGGGCTTCCTGTGATCGCCGACTATAATTGGTGGAGTCACAGCGTCTGCCTGATCCGCGTCATGTCGCCGACAACGACGCGCATCTTTAATTCCTGGGGGGATTCGTGGAGCCAGCAAGGAGTAGGCGACTTGACAGGCTCCAAAGCGTGGCCCGATGATGCCTGGGTGGTGGTGACGGAGGCGGCGTCAACGACATAGGAGGAGTACATTGGCAAAAGCAAAAGAGGGAATGACTGTCGAGGAGCGTCTGGTTGTTCTTGAAGAAGGTCTTGCTGGCCTTGAGATTCAGTATGAATTGCTCAACCGTGGCTTTACGCAGTTACAAGAAGCCGTCGAAGCCCTAGCCAAAAGGATTGGCGACAAGCAGTGACCTTCTTGCAAAACCTCTTCATTGTGCTCGTGTACTTCTGGTGGATCATATGCTCGCCACGGAACAGGCAGACCAGAAAAGGATGGATCAGATGAAAGCTAGTGAAATGGTCGAGGAACTCCAACAGCGTATAGAGCGCCAGGGAGACTTTGAAGTGTTCCTTTATATCGTCGGGCCAATGCCAACTGGCGGCAATACTTATCCGCCAGAGATTTTCTTGAACGATCAAGACCGTGGAAATCCTTGGATTGGGATTAAACCTGGTGCTGCAACTCTTCGGCCTGTGGCTCCCTAGCGAGTCGGGAGGCGGCTCATTCGGATTCAGGAAGCGAAGGCGACGGACGCGGTTTCGATGGTATGACCTTTTTGCAGAACCTTTTCATTGTGCTGTTATACTTCTGGTGGATTATCCGCTCAGCTTTAGCCGCGCCCTTCATCATCGGCAAAGTCTTGTGGGATCGGCTCTGGGGCAAGTCTTAAAGGAGCGTTCAATGGCAACTGCTGGGCACAAATGCGCTACCTGTGGTCACCCGAAACACAAGCACCGGGGAGGTAAGTGCAAGGTCAAGGGCTGCACCTGCACTGCTTTCAAGTAATGAGCTGGGAACCGTCCGTCAACCTGATTGCCCAGACCGCTCACTTCTTAGGAGCGGCGACATTGGTTCTGTTGGCGGCGCGGCTCGGCTCGCCATGGTGGGGCCAAGCGTTGGCCGTGCTTGGCTGGGCAGTTCCCAAGGAGTGGCTGTTTGACCTTCTGGTGGAACAGGATACAGTCAAGGGCAGTGGCCGAGACTTCCTCTGGTATATGATCGGCGGCTTGGCCAGCATCCTTGTGTGTTCACTGACTTAACAAAGGAGTTGTCATGGCAAAGAAAGGTAAGAAGTGTCCTTGCTGCAAAAAGGAAACCTGCGACTGTGCCAAGTGTGTTTGCGGTTGCAAGGCCATGTGCAGCGGCTGCAAGAAATGCACCACCTGCTGCGAATGTCCTCCGTGTGAAGGAGAGCACAGCAAATGATCTGGATAGGCGTCATCTTCGGCCTGCTCGGCCTGCTCCTGACATGGCTCAAGAGCGCGGGGATTCTCACTCTCAAGCAGAAGAAGAAACTGAACGGCATCATCTTCCGCGCCCATGAAATCGAAGCAAGGGCCGTTGACCTCGGCTGCAAGGCGGGAGGCGAAGAGTTCACCGACAACATGCAGAAGGCGGAGTACGACGAAAGCACCGGATCGGCCGCCCTGCCCACCGATCCAGAATCCATGCGTGCGGCCACCATCAGCCAAATAAACGCGGTGCTAAGGCATGAGCTTCTTGTTACAGGCGACAACCGGCGGCTGTTGGAAGCTCACTTGGCCTACTGGCACCAGGCAACGACTGCTGAATTAACCAAACTGATTTCGCTCATACCTTAAGGAGTATCGAAATGAAAATGCAGGCAGCTGATTTGAAGACGGCCATGAAGGAAGCCGACAGTTCGGCCTTGCAGGCTCTGGTAGACAGCTTCTTTGCTGGCCTCGAAGCACGGACCCAGAATGCTATTGTGATCGGGCTGCTCAAGGGGGCCAACAAGATCGTCGATTTTGCAATGACGGCTTACGGGCTGGCGATCCTGCTCTGTCTGTTGTTCCTGCCGAGCATGGTGAGTGCTCAGAGTCTGCCCCGCGCCCGCGACTCGGTCGTTGCTGAGGTCAGCCTGCCGCGCGCTCGTGACTATGTCGAGGTTGCCGTCTTGGCTCAGGTCGAGCCGCCCTGCAAGAACTGCGATTGCGGCTGCGCGGAAGGCGCGGCTTGCTCATGCGATAAACCCGGCGCTGCCATAACCAAGGAGGTAGCCGTTGCTTTAACTCCTATTGCAGAACCATCAGCGCCCGCCGAATCTCCAACTCCAACATCGGCAAGCGCCGGGGAGGAGCAGGAGGCGGGCGTTTCCAACGTGCCGGCCGAGTACCAGGCACGCCGCTTTTTTCGTTACCGCCCCGCCTACCAGCGGGGCCGGGCTTGCAGTAGCTGAAGCTGATCCTCAAGAGGCATCGGACGATGCTGGAAGTGCTCGACCTCATCGGCTGCGGAAGCTTGTCGTGGGCATTGCACGAATGCCTTTTCGACTTCTTCGCCGCCGTTAGCCTGAACCTCCGCCATGCCCGCCTGGAGTGGCGGAGGTTCCCTTCTCTTCACCAGTGGGAAGGCGCATGAATTGGGTGCCATGGGCTGCTCTGGGGGCAGGCGTCATTGTGGGGGTGTGGCTCCTCTGCTGGTTTTACTTGGATGATGATGAGGACCTTGATTGAGTGGTGGCAAGCGGCCTCTGGTGGACATCCTCGATGACATCTTCGGCGGCTTTGTTGAGAACATGGTCCTGATCTTTTGTGTGATCCTGGCTGTGTCCGTGTGTGCAATCGAAATGATCCATCGCTGGCTCATTCCGTGGAAAGATGAACGATGACCTGGGAGCTGATCGTCGGCATCTGGTTCGGCATCATCTTCGGTCTCATACTCTATGCAGTGAAACGGGGCAGCTACCATGATGGGAACACTGGTTAGCGTTGAAAATGTGGGTGCCGGGAATCCCAACGGCTCCATACAGTACCGGGGCGCGACTTATCTGGATGACAACGGCATCCAGCAGACCGGCATCTCCCTTACTGCCGTTGGCTGGCATCTTTCCTGTTTCAACGGCCTCTGGGTGATCCTCGACAATGGTGGAAACCCGCATGTCGTTCAGGGAGGGCAAGCGAGTTGCTTGATCGCCAGCATCACTCCCGACAAGGACGAATTCGGTGCCCAGGAAGACACGGGCACGCTCACGTACACCAACCTCGTTATTAACCCACCGTTCATCAGGAATCCAAGCCAGCCTCTTGTTGCGTGGCTTGCCGCGCTCGATACCTGGGGATGGGTCAAGCCTTTTTCGGGAGGGGGATAGCATGCCGACCGCACGCGACTATTTCATTCAGGCCCAGGCCAACATCACCAGCGGCCTCGCACTTTTACCTCCTGATGCCAAGGCCACGATCAAGCAGAGCGACCTCACCTACCTGGGCATGATGAACACGCCGCTCGATGCGCGGAGCAACCAGGCCATTGCTCTGCGCCGCCGGCCGGATGGAACGAAGTCACTTCTGGTCGCCGGCCCCGACACGCAACAGAACCCGCTCTACGAGATCACGCTGCCCGGCTTCAGCACCACGGGACCGCCCGCGGCTGCGCTGCTTAACACTTGGCTGCCGGCCGCCTGGCAGCAAGGGTGCTTGACGTGGGCGCCGATCCCGCCCGCCAGCGGAGGCCTCCAGATCGGCGGGATGTGTATGATCGGGGACACGTTGTATACGGTCTTTGGGGGCCACTACGACGTAAGCGGCGGCGACAAGCCCGTGTTGTTCCTGACGAAGTTCAACGCGGACGGAACGTTGAGCAGCCAGGGGCCGGTCTTTGTTACGGCCACGAACAAGTTCTGCCGGCTGTGGGCGACGAGTGATCCCAGCGGCAACCTCTACTTCGGCGCCGGCCTTGCTGCCGGCGATGCTGGCTCCCCATGGGGGCGTTCGTTCATCTCGATTGCCAAGCCGAGTTCCTTGACGCCGAACAGCACAATGCCCTCTGTCGAATTGCTGGGCTACCCGATTGGCCATGAAGACGATTACCCAGGCACCTACACCTCGGCCACGCAGACAACGCCGAAGACCGGTGGCCCATGGATCAACAACGGCGTTGTGTCAACCGCCTGCTGGGTCGAAACAGACACGCTTATTGGAGTGCTTTACTTTGGCCACTACGGAGACGGCTATGTCTGGTATGGTCTCAATCCTGATCCGGTCAGTGGCAACAAGGACACCGTCGATGTGTCCAAGGGTTACCATGCAACACAGCACCACGGCTACTGCGCGATCGACAACCCGGCAAAGTATGCCGACGTTATTTCAGGGAAGATCGCTCCTTGGGACCCCAGAGCCGACAGCGTCTTCGATCCGTTCCCCATGATGGGGAATCTGCCTGGGGGCAACCTCTTCACCGGCTCCGCCTTCGACCCTGACACAAACGAACTGATTCTGAGCGGCACATGGGTAGGCAGCGGCACCTTGGGAATCCATGCTTTCAAAGTAGGGACGTGACCAATGGCAAACGAGATCACCATTACCGCCAGCCTCAGCCTGTTCAAGCCCCTCGTCATGGAGCAAGCGGACGGGGACGCGGTCACAAACTTTCTCGCCTCGATGAGCGGCAATTTTTACACCAAGGGAGTTGTGCTCATTGCAACTTCCGCCGGCACCGCGATTCCTCTCGGCCAGGTGGCGGCTCCTCATTGGGCATTCTTCAAGAACATGGACCCCGTAAACTCCGTGACAATTCGCAACGGTTCAGGCGGCGCTGACCTTTTGCAACTGCTCGCAGGAGAGCCGGCTTTCTGTCCTTTGTTGAGCACTTGTGTCCCCTGGGGCATCGCCACGGGCGGGGCAATCAACCTGAAGTATTTGATAATCTCACTCTAAGTGCTTGACCAAAGCACCTGGGGCGGTTAGGCTTCCAACTGTTAAGTTCTCGGGGATCGGCAGGAAAGCGTCATGACCTGCCGATCCTTTTCCGCAGCAGGTTAGATCGGCTCATGAAGTGGCCGAAGAGACAGTCGAGACTCCCGCGCCGCCGGCACCGGCAGCGCCTTCCAAGGAAAAAAGCTTCGTCGAGCAGTACGACCTCGGCGACACGTCCCCGGCACCGATACACGTTGCTGCCCCTGTCGCCCCTACCGTAGAAGCAACTCCGGCTGAGACTGCAAATCAGCCGGAGGCTTCGCCTCGTCCCGTCCCGCCCAAAGACCCCGAGACCGGCCGCTTTGTAGCCCGAGACGCCGAACCACAACCAGGTCGGCACTCGCCGCGGCTGGTAGCGATGGCCGTTGACTACGGCATCCCCGAAAACGAAATCAAGGAGATGTTGCCGCTCGAACTGGAGCGACACGTCCTCTACCTGCACAAGCAGGCCCTGCAGATCTCCCGCGACAACAACCGGCAACGCTTGCTGCAGGGCGGCGGCGATGCGCTCGACCCGATGATCTCGCCGGTGCAGGATGCTCCTCAGCCTCAGCCGACTCAGCAGCCGCGCCGGCAAGCGCCGCCCCAGGAAGACGAGTTCACCTTCGACCCTGCCGACTATGACCCCAACGTGGCCAAGGCTCTCGGCATCGTCAGGGACCAGGCGAAGGAGATCAAGCAACTCAAGCAGATGGTGCAGGGCCTGGCACGCAACGAACAGATTCGCCAATTCGAGACGGCCGCTCAACACCTCGACCGCCGCTTTGCCGAGCGCGAGGAAGTCTTCGGCAAGGGCACGGTGAGGAGCATCGACCCGAACAGCTTACACGCCACGCGCAGGCGAGCAGTCGTAGCGCTGCTCGATCAGTTCAAGGGCCAGCCCGGCACCTTCGATGAAAAGTATGACCGCATCGTGTCGGAACTCTACGGTGCCGGCGAGGAGCCAGCTCCGAAGCCATCTCGCACGCGGATGGGCGTTGGGATTGCCGCTGGCACCGAAGAAGAATGGGAGCAAGGTGCCGTAGCCCGGCCGACACACCGCGAAACACGCAACGAGCCAAAGGGAGTAGAGCGTGCGGTCAAGGCAGTTGCCGACAAGATGCGCGAGTTGGAATTGAATGGCGAGAGCGGCGACTTGCCGCCTGATAGTTTTCTTCCGGCCTCTGGTCAGTAGCAGGTTTAACAAGAGCAGGTTAAAGGGAGCCTTATCGTGGCCGTCACCCCGAATGCTTTAACCGCAGTTGCCATCGGCGACCTTGTTAATACCACGCTGCGCGATCTCGGTGAAATGCGCTTCACCGAAATTGCCACGGACTTACAAAAGCACACCGCCATGCGGAACCTCCTGAAGGTGAACCGCATTGTGCTGGAGTCCGGCTACGGGGTGCAGTGGGATGTCATGGTGAACCAGACTGGCGCCGCTGCCAACGTCGGCCTGGGGGCCAGCGACAACGTCAACGACGTGGACACGATGGTCCAGGCCACGGCCGACTGGAGGAACTCGACGACCAATTACTCGATCATCGGCCAAGTCATTGATATGAATCGTGAACCAAGAAGAATTGTCAACTTGGTTCAGACCAAGCGCATCGCGGCTCTGATCTCACTGGCCGAGCTGATGGAGGCAAACTTCTGGGGACCGCCGGTTCCGACGACGGACCTTGTGACTCCCTGGGGTGTCAATACCTGGATCGTGAAAAACGCGACCGAAGGCTTCAACGGCGGGGCTCCCTCCGGTTACACCACCATCGGCCTCAACCCCACCGTCTATCCGCGCTGGAACAACTGGACCTACCAGTACACGAGTGTTTCCCGTGACGATCTCATTCGCCACTGGAGGAAGGCGGCGACCTTCACGGACTTCCAGCCTCCGGTTGACGGCATCCCAACGTTCAACACTGGGGACAATTACGGCTTCTACACGAACTATGGTGTGATCGGCCCGTTGGAGGAAGCCGTCGAGTCTCAGAACGACAACCTCGGCAACGATCTGGCCTCGAAGGACGGCCTCACGATGTTCCGCCGCGTTGGCGTAACCTGGGTGCCGAAGCTGGAAGCGGATACCACGAACCCCGTGTACGGCATCAATTGGGGCGTGTTCAAGACCTACATCCTTCGGGGCTGGTGGCTGAAGGAAACGAGGGTGCCGATCTATCCTGGCCAGCATACGATCAGTGCACATTTCCTTGATTCCACGTATCAGTTTATTTTGAAGAACCGCCGCGTTCATTTCGTTCTGGCCACGGGAACGACAACGCCTTCTTAACGAAAGAGTTTCATGGACCCGCGGATGATCGACGTGAAGTATCGCCATGCCAAGCGGAGGCCATCACCGCTGATCGTGGCCAAAGAGCAATCGCTGACCGGCGAGAAGATCAACTTCTGCCCCCTCGGTTGCGAGATCGCACACCTCGATCTGGTCGGCTACTGCCGGCACCTGATCGGCTTCACAAACGCCAAGTTCGGGCCGAATGACTTGATGCCCGGTTCGACGCCTGGCGCGTTGATCTTCAAGGGCGGCGAAGGCAAGGGGTATGAGCCGATGGTACGGCGCCGCGGGCGGCGTGTGGTGCAAGTCGATCTCCAATGCCCCGACTGCAAGCAAGTGCTCACCAGGGTCGATGCCCTGAAGGCGATCAAGAAGTTGGCCAAGGAGAATGAGGAAGTCGAGGACTTCGAGGAAGACGCCTTGAGTTGCCCCGAGTGCGGGCAGGAGTCGCTCCTGGTGCCGTACCTATTGCCGCTGCAGAAGGGCGACATCCTCATCGAGATCACCGACAGCTACCGCGTGTACCGAGCCGTGGAGAAAGCGGCCCCGAAGAAACTGGAACCGGCGAAAGCGTCCTGAGCAGGTTAAAGGGAGCCTCCCGATGTCCGTTAAAACCGTTGAGTACCTGGCCAATGCTCCGACCGCATCGGCGCTGCAATCTCCGAACACGGAGCGCGGTCCCAGCGAGATCATCTGGGGAGCGCCCGGCTCGTACAACGCCTGGCCGCCGGACTTCTACCAGGAGCCGCGCCTGGGGCTCTATTTCTTCGACGACTTCAACAACATCGGCGGTTTTCCCGCCGCTGCCACGGCCGCCTCGCTGTCGATCGGCAACTGGTCGCTGTACGCCGGCTCGAACGCCGGGCCGCTGACCGATGCCGCCATTGTCGGCGGGGTAATTCAGTTCGTGCCGTCCTCGGGCACGGTGTCCACCGGGGCCTCGAACACGCAGGTAACGCTCAACAGTCAGATCGGCGCTTACCAGATCATCACGAACTCCTCGGGCAACAGTGCCCTCCAGGGCCGCCTCGCCTTCGAGGCCCGGGTTGCCTTGACCTCCGTTACCTCCGGCCAGCGAGACGCCTTCATTGGCCTGGCCGACCAGGGCGCTCCCAGCTCGAACAACCCGTTCACGGTGGTCTCGGCCGGCAGCTCTCAGATGCTGACCACGACACGTAACCTGATCGGCTTCTACAACGCCGACTCGGGGCGTGGGCAGGATTGGGCGTTTGTCTTCCAGCTTGCCTCGACGGCGCCGGTCTTCTCGGCCGGCTTGCAGTCGCTGGTCTCGACCGTGCTCGGCTCGGCCATCGGCGCCGGCACCTACTACAAGCTCGGCTTCGTGTATGACCCGTTTGCTCCGACGCTCATTGTGGCCACCGCCGGCCAGGGGCAGACCGTTGGGGCCATCGCCAGGGCCATGATTAAGGTCTACGTGAATGGCGTGCAGTGCGCGACGTTCCTGACGCAGACGCAGAACATTTTGACGGCCTCATTCCCGACCGGCATCATGGGGCCGATCATCTCTTTCGCCAACGTGTCGAACTCCGGCACGAGCAACTCGGCGACGAACCTTGCCGGCTTGATGAACGTGGACTGGGTCCGCGTGGCGCAGAATCTGATCGCCTAAAAGGGGTGTGCAGTGCAGCAGGTTGCCGAAGCAGTCAAGCCCGAAGCCAACGGCCAGCGTCAGGGCTTGGTCCCCGCCAAAACCAAAGTGATCGCCCTCCTCACGCCGACCCTGGGGATGGTGTCGATTCGCTGGTGCGTCGCCATGCAGAATCTGATCTGGCCCATGAACATCGGCCGCGGCTTCATCCCGGCAATGGATCAGGTCGGCAACGAAGTCGGCGAGATGCGGAACAAGCTCGTTGCCCTGTCCCTGGAGCAGGCGGAAAAGAGCAACAACGACCTCGAAGGCATCCTCTGGGTCGATGACGATGTCATTGTCAGTAAGCTCGCGCTGCTCCAACTGGTGTCCCACGACCGCGACATTGCAGCCGGCGTCTACTTCTGCAAGGGCGACCTCGGCGAACCGCTGATCTTCGCGGGTGGTCAGGCAGGGACGATGAAGTTCCGCCCTGACGAGACCTTTGAGGCCTGGGGATGGGCTCAGGGATTGTCCTACGTGCGTGCGGAAGTCTACAAGCGCATGGCTGAGGACCTGGACCTCGGCAAGGACAAGTACGGCAACCCGCAATGGTACAAGAAGCCGGACTTCGGCATCAATGAGATCACGGGGCAGATGACGATTGGCGGCACGGAGGACTTCCACTTCTTCGCCAACGCCAACAAGCTCGGCTACCGCTGTTTGGTGGACTGCTCCAAGCACGCCTTCGGTTGGCACTACGACCATCGCCTGCATGCGGCTTACCCAAGGAAGCAATGGGAGCAGTTTATCCGGCGCGAGCCGGTGGTGTGGCCGAAGACGGGATCTCGCCCGGAGGTGATATGGGACTGACCCCTGAAACTATCAGTGTGGACCTGGCGGCAGATGAAGTCGTGGAACTCTGCCTGTGGTTTAAAAACGGAAGCACGATGAGTATTGTCTGTCCGCGCAACTATGCTGACCTTCAATACGCCGGCTTCGCAGAGGGCCGATGGGCCGAAGAAGCGAAGAAGGGCTACACAGTGGCTCATAGCAAAATGAACGGAGAGCCTCACCACGCTTTCCTTTTCAGTGAGGTTATTGCCCTGAAGATCCAGGCTGTCCGCAAATCCGATCTGCTTGAGTTGCAGGAAAAAGTTCTGAGGAATGCAGCCAAGGAAATCGACGAAGGCGAGGAGTGAAAGGGATGATGAAGCTTCTGCTACATGCTGGCTGCGGCTCAAGAACCAACAAGCCGCCTTACGAGTTCGGCGCGTACAAGGAAGTGCGGCTCGACTGCAACAAGATGCTGCAGCCGGATATCGTCGCCTCCATCGTCGCCATGCCGATGATCGACGACGCCACCTATGACGCCATCTTCGCCTCGCATGTGCTGGAGCATCTGTACGCGCACGAGGTGTCCATGGCGCTGTCCGAGTTCGCCCGCGTCCTGAAGCCGGGCGGCAAGATCCTCGTTCAGGTGCCGGACCTGCAGGCCATCGGCGGCCGGCTGGCGCTCGATCAGGCCGACCATGTGCTCTACGTGAGCGCTGTCGGTGCGATCACGGCTCTGGATGTTTTGTACGGTCATCAGGCAGCCGTGGGCGGTGGCAACCTCTTCATGGCGCACAAGACCGGCTTCACCAGCTCGGTCATGAAGAATGCGATGCAGGCGGTCGGCTTCACGAAGGTCGAGATTGACCGGGACAAGTTTGAAATCAAAGCACGAGCACTCAAATCGGAGGTCGTCGATGAGCAAAAAGAAGAAGGAGCCGAAAACTCCGCACCCTCACGAGAAGATTCCCGAAGTGGTGCAGACGTTGGAGGAGCGGGTAACGGCCATCGAGAAGTTCCTGAACGAGCACTTCGGGAGACCGGGGTGCCCTGTGCCTCCGCCGGAGGATGAGGAATGCCCGCCCGATCCGAAGCCCAGCGAAGATACCTGAACTGGCGGTTCGGGCACGGCTGGGTGAAGAAGCACCATTTCGCAAATAAAGGCAAGTTGCCGGCGCGGGTCGGCAAGAAGCCCAAACGAAAGCGAGGCAAGTAATGGCTCATCAGGACAAGACGCTGCTTGGAGACCGCGTGCTGTATTTCCGCAAGGGCAACCCGAGCGGGCATGTGGCCTTTGTCTGCCAAGTTCACTCAGATCACTGCGCGAGCTTGGTCTTTTACTGCCCAGTGACGCATTCTTGGAAGGAAGCCACCAACATCACCTTCGGCAAGAACGACACTGCGGATTACTTTGTCAACCCGGAAGGCTGAAAGAGAGGTCGATAATGGCCAGGAAGAAAAAGAGCGGCTTCGGCATGGACGGGGAATACCACATGCCGAGCAAGCACCACAAGGGCGACGGCGCCCACATGGGCGTGTCGGCTCATCACGCGCATCCGCACCGCGGGCCGCATGGCATGAAGGATGGGGCCAAGCACTACAACCAGGACCGGGCTCAGGATGAGCCGAACGAACACCTGACGCTCGACGGCCACACGTTCGGCCACGACGCTGAGTACGACGGGCCGGGGCCGAGTCACCACCTGGGCGACAATCAGTGCCATGAAGATTAGCCTGCCTTTTCGTGGCAAGGTTTACAGAGAGGGATAACGTCAAGATGGTGTTCAGGCTCGTAACCTCTGTGATGGTGGTAGCTGCATGCGGGATTACCGCAGTGTGCGCACCGGAGCGTCTTTGGAGCAGCAAGCCTTTTTTGTGCAACGGCCACATTGACAATTCGCCGTGCCGCATACCTGCCATCCGCTCTGCACTTTGCCCTATATCTTGCTTGGGTAGCTCTGCCTTTGAGGCTGCACCGATACTTGCGGTGAGAATTCTTACCGCGTTTTGTCGCCATGTAGGCGTTCAGTCTAATTCGTCTGGTCAAGCGATGCCTAGCGTAGCTCAAGTTGTTCTTCTGCCTGCGGCACTCTCTGCAATAGGGGGCAAGAATAACCGTCCCTTTGCGAGTGGTCTTGTGGTCAAAGTCGTCGGCCGATTTTGTGATCTTGCAGGCATTACATCGCTTAGATCGTACAATCGGTTTAGCCATAACGTGAACCTCCGCAGAAGGTTTGCTATTGGTCAGAGCCACGCAGGGGCTTACGACCTCCGCGCGGCTCGTTTTATTTTAGGGAAAGGAGGCACCAAATGGAGAGCACGTTGTCAGCCGCATACTTAGACTTGCAGGCCGATGTCGGGTTCTTCCTTTGAGGCTCGGCTACGGCCGAGGAGCCTCTTTCGCGGACCCTGCTTGGACAACCCAGCAACAGCAGTCGATAGATAGGTGTGTGAAAGGTGGCCTCAGACGATTCTATTTTTGCGATTTCGATTGGTCATTCCTGAAGCCAACCGCCACAGTCAACCTACCAGTTGGAGCACAGACGAGTCCCTTGCCCGATGACTTCGGCGGCTTCGAGGGGCAGCTTTCGTTGTTCTCAACGGTGTCACAAATCTGGTGGCCGATTGACCTCATCAGCGAGGGCAAGATTCGCCAGATGTACTCGGCGATCTCCGGGGCCAGCGGTCGGCCGCTGTTCGCTTCCCTGCAGCCGCTCAAGGGCACCGGACCAACCCAGGGGCAGCGATGGCAGTTATTCCTTTTCCCCCAGGCGGATGCGACCTATACGCTCCAGTTCCAATACTACATCCTGCCCGATTACCTCTCAGGGGCATTCCCCTATGCGTATGGTGGTGCCCAGCATGCCGAAACCTTGCTGGCAGCCTGCAAAGCAGTAGCCGAGCTGGAACTCGACGACATGATGGGGCCGCAGGAGCAGAACTGGCAAACGATGCTGGCGAAGTCCATTAACATCGACCGTCGCAGTAAGCCGCAGAACCTCGGCTACAACCGCGACCAGTCGGATTGGCACCACCGGGGACCCTGGCGGCCGGACCTGCACGGCTACAGCCCGATTCACATAAACGGTGTTCTGTATTGAGGAGAGCTAGATGAACGCACGAGCAATGGACCGTCTGAACCTCGGCCTGCCGAACGACCCAGTGTTGGTCGGCACCGCTACCTTCCAGTGCGACATCAGCCAGCACGGGCGGATCATTGTCGTCAACGCCGCCACGAGCACATTGACCTTGCCCCAGGCCAACGGTTCGGGTTGGTGGCTGCGCATCATCCTCGGCATCGTCGCCGTTTCCGTCATCATCAAACGCGCTCTAGCCGCCGACCGCATGCAAGGGTCCATCGAGACGCTCATCGACACGAGCGCCACGGGAAAGGCATGGCAGGCAAACACGACGGCCAACGCCAACACGATCACGATGAACGGCTCGACAACCGGCGGGGCAACCATTGGTGACGAGATCGAGTTGATTGATATTGCCAAGGGAGTTATCGCCGTCAGGGGGCAGATCATGGGCTCAGGCGGCATCTCGACGCCGTTCAGCAACACGTAGCCACAAAGGAGCAGGTTGATGGCTGAGGAAAACGGAAATGTGGCCGAGTTGCCAGGGCTCAGAATTGCCTGGCATGCTGACAAATACGATGTGACTTTGCACTGGACGCCTGGGTTCACCTTCGAGTTCCTTGAGGGAATGCTGGAGATGGCAAAATTGAAACTCGAAGACGCCAGGCGCTTTGTTGTTGCTCAGCGACAACTGGCTCAGATGCAGGAGCAGCAGCAGGCTCAGGAAGTCGTTCAAAAGCTGCACCTGGGCAAATGACAGCCAGCGAAACGTGCCCCTCATCTCCGTCCTAGAGCTTCGTTCACAACCTGCGCGAGGCCGGAACTTGGGGATGAGGGGCTTCCTTTTACAAGGAGTCGGCCGTGCAGATTGACACCCGCTCCATGCCGTTCGAGATCGGCAACCCTGGGGGCAACTCCACGGCCGCTTCCATCGTCGAGCCTCTCCCGCAACTGGCGATCCCCGGCACGACAACGACAACCGGCGTTACGACGGCGGGCGACGGCATCATTGCCATGGCCGAGCAGATCAGCCAGGGCGGCTTCGGAGCCATGACCTCGAACTCGCTCATGATCGTTCCTTATGGAGCCGGGGTTTCCGGCAACACCTACACGCTCAAGTGCTATGGCTGGCGGCGAACGATCCCGATGGGCGGCGTCACGGCTGGCTTGTGGGTGCCGTTCCTGCTGGCCTCTTTCACGGTGACACTCGGGACGGCTCCTGGGCTCGCGGGCACCGATGTCAACGCGAGCCAACTGTTTAACACGACGCTGGCCCTGGTAGCCGGCAACGCGAATGTCTCGAACGAAATTGTCTCCCCCGGCTCCAACGTGATCGGCCACATCATTCTTGACTGCAAGGGAGTGCAGTACGTCGAGACACGATATGCGATGGTGTCGGCCACGTCTGGCAACTGCCTGGTGGCCAAGCTGTAGGTGATTGCGAGGGAAGTGATGGCGATAGCTGACGTTTGGCCGGACGCAAAACTTGAAGCAGACATGCTCAAAGATTGCCGACACAACCACGGAACCTTGGAAGGTGCCATCATGCAGAATCGGGTTCGCCGCCGGTTGTTGGCTGGCCACGTCCGCGCACTCCTAAAGCGTGTGCGAGAACTTGAAAGGGATCGACAAGATGCCGCTGCGACGTGAGGAGTTTGATTTGTCGAGCGCTGTCGGACGCATTTCAAGCCGAGATGTGGCCGAGGTAGCCGATCCGACTTTGGGTGTTCTGTGGAACAACCTGAGCGTGAACTGGGAAGCCTGGACTTTGGGATGGGGTAACTAATGGCTGGCTTGACCGGGCTCCTGCCCAAAAACACGTACGGCGATCTGGTGCAGCTCAACAACGGCGGCGCCGGCGTACCCGCCACCCTCCAGCGGCTCCAGGACGGGCTCGGCAACAACACGGGCGCGGCTCTTAGCGCCACGCAGATCGGGATTGCGGGAACCGATGTTGGGATCAAGCGCATTGCGGCCCTTGTCGCCGCCATGACAGACGGCGGAGGAACAAACCTCGGCTGGCTCCAGGAAGCCGGCTATGCCGCGCTGGCGGCTCCCTTTACTCGAGCGCTCGCAACCTTGGCCGTGACGAATCTGTCGATCCCTGTCATAGCCGGTCGCAGTTATCAAATCAGTGGCGTCTTGCAGGTGTCCAACTCGACCGCGACCGAAGGCTCCCAATTCGACTTCGCGGGTGGGACCTGTTCGGCGACGACTTTCTTCATGGCCTTTAACAACGTCGGCACCGTTGTCGTCGGCACCGTGACGAGTACGACCTTGGCCGGGGTGCTGAATTACACCACCAACACCGGCACGGATTACATCATACTCATGGGCTACCTGAAGGCGAATCTGGGCGGCACGTTCATCTTAAGAGCTGCGGAAAACACAACGGCGGTTGGCACCTTGACGATTGGTGCCGGCAGTTGGCTCGCCTTAACCGATACCCCGACACTGTGAGGAGCTGCTTATGTGCTTTGTTTCTGTGGTGATGCAGCACAAGTACGACGAGTGGTATCAACGATATCAGAATCCGCAGCCAACCTACATCCCGCCGGTTACTCCATACGTGCCAGCGATTGTTCCGATGCCAAGCGCTCAGGAGGTTGATGAATTCCGGCGATTGCTCGACCGGGCACGTGAGTACGACAAGAAGATGGGGCAGCCGGATTGCGAGCTTGAGGAGAAGCGGCAGCAGCTTCGTAACTTGGCCGAAACCCTTGGCGTGAAGATCGGCTTTGTGTAATGCCCGAGAAGATCGACATAGCTCTGTGGCATCAATGCATGGCCTCGCTGCCCAAGCAGCCGGTGCCGCCGCACGCCATGCCCTTCCGCTGCCGGGATGTAGACGGCAACCGCGTCTTCCTGGTGGACGGTGGCGACATCATGATCCGCCCCGACAGGCCAGCAGACGGCGAGCATCCGCACATGGACTTTACTCAGGGTGCGAACGACATGGAGGCTGCCTGGGTAGGGCGTGAGTTCGGCAAAAAGGTTCTGCTCGTGGACGCGACGATCATTCCGCGAAATCGGCCGTTCAACCTCTACCACGAAGCGTACGAGCGTCGGCTGATGGCCAAGGGCATGTCGTACAACGCGGCACACCTTCGAGCCAACGCGCACGAGCGCATACTGCGGATCACGGTGAAGGGAGGGCAACGTGCCACCCAGCGCACCGCCTGACCAATATGCCGACTTCCTCTTCCCGGTGAACGGCCTCGATCTCTACCAGTCGTTCATGAACCAGCGGCCTGGGACAACGCCGGTCGGCCTCAACGTCCGCGCCTATGAGCCCGGCACACAGCGAGCAAGGGGAGGCGCACGCCCCGGTCTGTCGAAGTGGATACCTCCACAGCTTCCCAGCGGGGCGCACGTTATCCAGCATCTGAACTACATCGTCGATCCCACGCCGAACGCGCTCGACGATCAGGACTCTACCGACACAGACGCCGTCAACGATCCCACGACGAACCCGCCCGGTTCGGACCCGAACAATCCGAACGATCACACCGTGCGCATCCGGCCGCCGCGGAAGATTCGCAAGGGCGGCACGGGAAGCCGACCGAATCGCAACCGGCAACCAAAGCACGTCGGCATTAAGTTGGTCCAGGCCAAGTTCGGTGGCTTGACCACCGCCACGTTCACGGCCCCTGTACACATCGGCAATTTGATCGTTGTCGAGGTTATCAATGTGACGACGCTGGCTCTGGGGCAGACGGTCTCTGTCACCGATGACGGAGGCAACCATTACGTGCAGGCTGGCCCTTACGTGCGGCTCAATGGCAGCATCGACCCCGGCATCTCGGGCGAGATCAGCATGTCGTTCTGGTACACGATCAGCAGTTCGACGGGGCCGCAGACGATCACTGCGACCGGCACAAACAACGTGTTGCCGATCAGCATTTCGGAGTTCTCAGGCGTTGACCCGGTGAGCACGCTGGACCAGTTCTCAGCCGGCTTCATTACCCCCTCGGCGATTAACTCCGGGCCGTTCACGATGCAGAGCGGCAACGTCGGACTGACGGCGGCGGGCGGCCTCGTGGTGGCTGCCTTCTGCACGCGGGATAGTTTTGTGGCCTGCAGCCCGTTCTCGGCGATGGGTGGGTATTCGACGCTGAGCCAGCCGGGAGGGTTGCACCAGGATTATGCCGAGTACCTGATCGGGCCGCCGATTGGGAACCAGGCACCGCAGGCGCAAGCGACAGGCGCGTTCCAGACGTTCCAGCTTGGCCTGGCGATCTCCTTCAAGGCGCAGTGATGGCCACGACGGTACAGGCGAGGGCCTCGGATCAGTACGTCGAGCTTGGCTTCCCCTTGGCCGGCATCGACCTGTCGCAGCCGTTCACGAAGCAGGCACCTCGGCAGATGACGAACGGCATCTGGGGCCGAACGACGCCGGCCGGGCAGAACGTGAGGGGCTTCGACTTCGGTTCGCAAAGGTTACGCGGTGGCTGCCGGCCGGGATTGAGTAAGTATCTGCCGGTGACGCCGATTGATGGCTGGCTCTTGCAAGAGCTGGCTGTGATTGTGGGAAGCGGCTACAAGCCGCCAGGAGCGCCAGTGCAGTTAGCACCGTCGGGAAGAGTGGTTACCTTGGTTGTGGTCTCGCAGGGCCGCGTCTTCTACGCCAATGCCGGCGACCAGACCTGGACCGAGGCCACGAACAATACTGGCCTGACGCCGCCCCTCATCTTCTCCGGGGTTGTGTACTCGGCTCCGAATAACCAGCGGCTGTGGTTCGCGGACGGAACGAACTGGTGCTACTTCGATCCCTCGAATGGCAGCGTCAACACCTGGACGCCGAGCGCTGGGCAGCTCCCGGTGGACAACCTCAACAACACGCCGCGGCTCATTGCTCTCTGGCGCGGGCGGATCGTGCTCAGCGGCCTCCTGAACGACCCGCAGAACTGGTTCATGTCGAAGGTGAACGACCCGAGCAACTTCGACTATTCTCCGCTCTCGACGACGCCGCAAGACGCCATTGCCGGCAACAATGCTCCGATGGGGTTGATCGGCGACGTGGTGACCAGCATCGTTCCCTACAATGACGACGTGTTGATCTGGGGTGGCGATCACACGATCTACCAGATGTCCGGCGACCCCCAGGCAGGCGGGCAACTGGACCTCGTGAGTGACGCCATCGGCTTCGCTTACGGCATCCCCTGGTGCAAGGACCCGTATGGAAATTTGTATTTCGTCAGCAACAAAACAGGAATCTATACCTTCGTCCCTGGACAGCAGCCCCAACGAATTTCCCAGCCCATCGAGCAATTACTTCTCAATATCGACACAGGAGCAAATCAGTTTCGGCTTCTTTGGAACGACCGCTATCAAGGTTTCCACGTTTTTGTTGGCCCTCTAGCTGCACCGGCGGTCTCTACACATTTCTTTTACGAGCAGCGAACCGGCGCCTGGTGGACAGACCAATTCGGGAATACAAATCTTGACCCCTTGGCCTGTTGCACTTTTGACGGAAACACTCCAGGAGATCGGCACCCCCTGATCGGCTCCTGGGACGGCTATGTCCGCAACATCAACCCCACGGCCATAGACGACGACGGTACGCCGATCTCCTCCTCGGTGACCCTGGGGCCGATCTTGACCGGCGACCTCGATGAGATGCTCCTGAAGGACCTGCAAGCTGTGCTCGGCACCAGCAGTGGCCAGGTAACATTCAATGTGTTCGTGGGGGCCACGCCGGAGCTGGCACTGGCGACGACGCCGGTAGCGTTCGGCACCTGGAAGGCGGCGCGGAACTTCACGAATCAGGTGAGGCGCTCGGGGCATGCGGTGTACGTGAACATCTCATCCAACGTGCAGTGGGCGATGGAGTCAATTCGAGCGCGGATCGCGGCACAGGGCAAGGTGCGAAGGAGGGGAGCATGAGGCTTCGGACCAAGGACGATCCAGAGGCAAACGGTCGGCAACCACGCTACGGTGATGAACGCTGGACTATCAACATGCCCCTTGAAAATGGAGAAATTCTTTACATCGAAATGGGCAGGAAGTCCCGCGATGTGATCTTCGGCATGCTGATCGCTGATTGCGTCGATTCTGGAGAAAAGGAGCCAGCATGAGCCAGCTCGGCGGAGCCTACTACAGTCCGATTCAGGGCAACCTTCCCTTTGCCCCAGGCGGCAACCCCGTCCTCGGTGCCGCGCAACTCGGTGCCGGCCTCGGCTTACCTGCCGGCGCCGTGCAGGGCCTCGACACGCTCGCGCAGCAGTACGGTCAGAGCTACAGTTCCGCGCTCCAGCAGAACCAAGCGATGTACAACAACATCCTCGGCGGCTACCAGCAGCTCATGGGCAACCAGCAAGCCGCGCAGCAGCCGATCATCCAGGGGTACGCGAACCTGAAGACCGAAGTGCTCGGCGACATCAAGGGCATTGACGCCAGCGAGAAGCAGGCGATCCAAGACGCCTACGCCTCACAGTCCGGGGCCGCCCAGCAATCGCTCATCAACCGCGGCCTCGGCAATGCGACCATCAGCGACTCGGTGCAGCGCGGCCTCGGCCTCGACCAGCAGAAGGCACAGATTGCCCTTCAGAACCAGATGGCTCAGCTCACAGCCGGCTATGCCTCGAACCTTGGGCAAGCCGGCTTGAATTACCAGAACCAGGCGAACATGCAGAACACGGCCTTGGGGCAGAGTCAGCTCAACTTCATGAACTCGGTGCAAGCCGGCTACCCAGATCCGAACGCCTACAACGCTTTGTTTGGCCAGGCGGGGCAGATGAACCAGGCGGCACAGAACCAAGCCTTGCAGCGGCAGTTGCTGGCGCAGCGGCAGAATCCGTTTGGAGGCGGGGCTGGTGGCGGTGCGGGTGGGATCACCTACGGGCCGCATGCAAACCTGAACACGCTGGGCGGTGGCTTCGGGCCGCAGAACTATGGCGGAGCAAGCACTGGAGGCGGTGGTGGGCCGAACCCCTTTGCCGGCATGCCGAACCTAACCAACCAGGCCCCTCCAGGAGCACAGGACATGAGCGGCTTTAATTACGGCACATTCACTCCGACACCGACTGATCCGATGACGGGACTTCCCATTGACCAAGGCATCTCAGGAGGCGACATCCAGGGAGCCGATCAAGGCACCGGCGAAGGCGGCCCGCTCAGCACGCTCTATGATCCGTCCATAGCGGCCGGCATCGGCGGTCTATCCGGCTACGTGATGGACCCAATGGCCGTCGACCCAACGATGATGGGGCAGGGCGGCGACTGGACCAGTGGCTTCGGCCTGGGTGGTCAGGACTTCAGTGCCAGCGATTACAGCAGCTACTCATAAGGGAGACAACCATGCACGCATACCAACTTATCGACCGGCTGGCGCTGGAGCAGGCCCGCAAACTGTCCGAGCGCATGAACCGCATCCAGTGCTCCGGCCTCACCGGCTCCTGGACGGAACTCTTCTCCGTCAACCGAGCCGACTATACCGCCATCTCCGGCTTCACGTCGGAGCTGTCGCTTCTCACCCAGGCAGGCGTCAACGACCAGCCCGTGTTGCCGGCCCTGTTCTTCCACCAGAAGGATCGGAGGACGTTCGGCATCCTCGCGCGTGGTGTGCTGTCAACGACCGCCACGCCGTCGTACACCTTCCAGGTGCGCCTCGGCACGACGGCAGGGGCCGCGTTCATCTCCGGCACGAGCGTAGGTGTTTCGGCCGTCATTGTCACAGCCTCCGGCGTCACGAACCAGTGGTGGGAACTTCGCCTTGAACTGACCTGTTACACGCCGGGCATCGGCTCAGGCGCTTGCACGCTTTCCGGCACCGGCTACGTGATGAGCCCTGGCGGGTTTGCTTCACCGTTCATTTACCCGCTGGAGCCGACGACGCCTCCCACGGCGACCTGGACGGCGACGATTGACGACTCGGTGACGCAGTACGTGAATCTCTCGGTGACCTCGACCGCAAGCAGCGGCTCGAACGCCTTGACGCTGAAGCAACTCATGGTCTTCGGCTACAACTAAGGAGCGCCATGGCTGCTACCAAAGCACGAACAAGCCTTGCGTCTGTGGTGAACCTCGCAGCCGGTGGCGGCAACGTCACTTCCTCGGCGGTCGATCTCTCCACGGGCTACGGAGCTCAGGTAGACATTCAGCTCACGAATGGCGGTACGGGGCCGACCATCCCAGCGCAGGTGCAGATTCAGGTGGCAAATGACGTGGCCGGCACCCTGTTTGTGAACTTCGGTGGCCCATTGGTCGGCAGCACCACGGCCAGCGCCGTTACATCATGGAGCGTTGACTTGCCCATCGGGGTAACGCGCGTGAGGATTGTGTCCGGTTCGAACACAGGGCAGGCGGTTACGCTGGACGCTGACATCTCTAACGTGACGGGCATCTAATGTGGCTGGCAATGTTAAGCCGACTTTCCCACGTCTGCGCCGGTCGAACCCGCTCAGCTACGGGCTCTTAGGGGCCTACCCTCTCTATGGCGAAGGCGGGACCATCGCCCGCGACATCTCCGGCCAGGGCAACGACGGCACGCTTTCCGGGGCAGTGAAGCCGACTTGGCTTGAAACGGGCGGCAGCGGCCCAAACAGAATCGGTAGCTTTGGCTACGGACTGACTTTTGACGGCAGCACCTCCTATGTCGATTGCGGTAATTTCGCGGACAACCTGCCGAAAATGTCGGCGGCGGCCTGGGTGCGCGTGCCAGCCGGCGGAGCTGCCCACGCTATTGTCGTCGCCAAGTTGGCAAGTCCTGGCGGGCTTGCGTCAGGGGCTGGCTGGGGATTGTTCTTTGGTGGCGGCAAGGTCGGGGCGGCAATTCAACAGAGCGGTTCTATTTTCAGCAACCCCGGAGGTACGACCAACCTCAGCGATGGCGATTGGCACCATGTCGCCTTTTCCTGGGACGGGACGCTATGCAAGGTGTACGGCGATGGAAGGCTTGAAGGCACCGACACAATGCACGGTGCTTTTACCGGCTACAGCAACGCCGTCAACGTCCGCATCGGCACCGATCAGATCAATGAATTGTTCTGGCCTAGCAGCATCGACGACGTTTTCATTTGGAACCGTGCGATCTCTCAAGCCGAGATCGCGGCTCTGCGTTATGACACGTTTCAGATGGTGCGGACGCCGCGCTCGATCATCGCGGCCAGCGCAGCGGCTCCGGTGCTGCTTCCCAGTGTGCGGCCTAAGCCGAGCAATCCACGCTTGCAAAAGAGTGTTCCGCTTTCTCAAGGGCTGATTCTTGGCTGGCCACTGGGTGAGGGCAGCGGCCCATCGACCCAAGACGTTGTTGAAGGTGGGCAAGATCATGCAGGCGTACTTGGCACATTTCCTGGCGGCGTCTCGCCAGTGTGGAATGGGCCGGCCGCGACTATTATTGGCGTGAACGGACACGCCGGAAACTGGTTGACGTTCGACGGAATCGGGTCGAACGTCGTCGGCACCAACACTATAAATGTTGCCGAGAACCGGCCTGCTTTCACTGTGGCATGCCTAGGTTATGCGACAGGTGGTCCCGCAAACGAGATTTTGATTGCCAAGACCACGGCGGCTGGGATTGCTGGACCAGGCTGGGCTTTGTTACTTACGAGCCTGCAGCGAGTAGTCTGTACCATGACGGACGCGAGCCTTGTCAACACCAGCGTCTCGACGCCAGGGCCTACATTCTGGAATGACAATTGGCACCTGTTTGCTTTCACATGGGGCAACCAGACCCTTAGCCTTTATGTAGACGGTCAATTCGTTGGCAACGACGGAGGTGGCAGCGGTCTCGGCAATTTCTCTTCGGGAACCAACATTCGCTTAGGTACTGACGAGAAAGGGGAAGGCTTTTTTCAGGGTGACATTGAAAGCGCCTGGATTTGGAACCGCGTACTCTCTGCTGCCGAAATGGCCTACCTCTACTACGACACCTACGCGATGGTGCGGCCGCGCAGGGCCTTGCTCCGCCCTCCTGTTCCACCGTCCATCAGCATCCAGGAAATCCGCGAAGGCCCACCCATGCGGGCAGTTCCTTGGCGAAAGCAAGAAGACCCGCTCGGCACCTTCGGACAACCGCCTCCTCCGTTGCCGCCTCTGCTCTCGGCTCCGTATCTGCAGGAGATTCACGCCGGCCCTGCCATGCGTGGCGTTCCGTGGCAACAGCACCTGCCGATCGAGGACGCATTGCTCGTCGGCATCCGCTTCCCCAAGCCGCCCACACCTCCGCCGACACCAGGCAAGGGGCCGGCTAAGCCGTTCATCGAGCGCTGGCCGGATGTCAGCGACCCGCGGCGGCTCGGCAGGATCACAGACAAGATCAGCTCCATGATCAACAGCCTCGCGGGGCAGGCGCTGATTCAGAAGACCGGGCCGTCATCGTTCCTGCTGCGGGCCTCGGCTATTCAGCTTGCCAGGGCGCCGACGGCAGCCGATGATGTAACAACAGGGGCCACGGTGGGAACGGTGTGGATCAACACGGTAACGCAGCAGCTTTGGATTTGTGTGGCCAATGCCCAGGGGGCTGCGGTGTGGCGGGGGCCGATATAACATGGGATGTACTCAAGTTCGCGCATATGCTTGGCACGTTGGCGAACCTGAAATCACAAAAGAGGAAATGGTCGAATGGGATGCCCATGTCGAAGATTGTTCGGATTGTCAGGAATGGTTGGCATCAGCCAATCCATTAGCCGAAAGCGCAAGGGAGCTTGAAAAATGCCAGTTCGATTTGAGCAGCCTGCACCACTCGCGCCAGGCATAACCGCAGGAGCCGGCGCGGCTCAGCAGTACTCGCGTGATTTGCCGAGTCTTGTTTCGCTCTACAACAACCTCCTCAATGCCGGCAGACGAGGTGGAGGCGGAGCCCAGGCAAGGAACCCTTTCCCCGGAGGAGTTGGGGGCAACCGACTCACCGGCGGCGCACCCGGCATCGGCGGAGGAGGCGGTCAGCAGCAGCAGAGTGAGCCGCTCAACCAGGCGGAGAAGATCAGACTGAGCCGACTGCAAGCCGGCCTCGCCAGCATCGACGCCGACCCGGAACTCACTCCTCAACAGAAGCAGCAGTACAAACTCCAGTTCCAGGCCGGAATCAATCCGTTGCTCCAGCGCCAGCAAGCGGCGAAGGCGCAGATGATGGAGGAGCAGCTCAACCAGATGAAGCATGCCAACGCGGCGGCGGCCACCATGAAGGACCAGGACGCGCAGATGCAGGCAAAGTCGGCCATGAGCCGCGTCAACTGGTTCGACCCGGAGCACACGGTCGGCGTCTTCACGAGCATGGACGGCAAGGAGCATCTCGTCAAACGCTCGCCACCAAAGGACGCGCAGCTTTCTCAGGAGTTGGCGGAAAGGAAGGCACGGCAGACCGCGTGGCACCAGGCCCAGCAAGCGGCGATCAGCACCCTCGGCCACAAGAAGGATGAGGAGGGTAAGCCTGTGCCTCCTGACGAGAATGAAGTGCGGGAGTTGGCCAAACGGTACTATGCCCAGAGCCCAGAAGGCAAGAAAGAGAATGAGGACTTCTGGAAGGCGAATCCACAGGGGTTCGGTCCATCGGGCCAGGCTCCCCAACCGCCGGCCATTGGTCAAGGAGCCCCGATCTCCGACACGTCGCGGAAGATCATTGCCGATGCCATGAGGAAGCACATGCCGGAAATGTTCCCGTCTGAGGAAGCCCCGCGCGAGGACATGCAGACGCCGGACGAGGAAGACGAAGAGTAAGCAGGTTAGAACAGAATTCAAGCCGTGGCCGACCCGATCCTTGACCCGACGATTCCGCAGGTCTACGACCCTGCTTCGGAGTTCGCCTTCTCGCAACTCAGCGAGCAGTCTTCTCCTGAAAGCCTCTTGGGCGCCGGTTATCAGCAAGGCGTCTACCGCCAACAGGAGATGCCTGCCCCAGGGCCGTCCGTCGATGACATGGTCGCCAAGTGGGGCGGCTACGGTGGCGACAAGGGCTACCAGCCAGGCGACCTCACGCAGCCGAACATGACAGTCCTGGACCAGGTCGACCAGGCCCTGAGCCAGCAATTCCTCGATCCCAACTTCATAGCGAAGCATCCCAACTTCCCCGATCCGACCGGAGCTTCATCCAGAGGATTCAACGGCGACGAGTCGATTAACGATTATGTGGACAAGGCGGGGAAGACCTACGAAGACACAATGTTTGGTCATGGCGCACGGGCCGGCGACGTGGCAACGTGGGTAGATGGGTTCAAGAAGCGGCTCAAGCGGGGCGTCACGGCTACCGTCCTGCACAACCTGATGGGAAGCCAGCCGCGTTACCAGTCGGAATGGGAAAAGCAACCTTTCTTCGGCGACATCATCGCTAAAAACCATGAGCGACATGTCAAGCAAGGCTGGGACGCGATCAACGCTGGCAAGGGGGACATGAACGACTATCTCCAGGTAGCCGGCGACCTTTCCGACCAGGCATACCAGGAAAACCAGCCAGGATGGCGCAAAGGAGTGCTCGGTGCCCTCAGCGTGGCCAAGCCGATTTCTGAGATCGGCCAGCTTTCAGGCGTGGCAAAGTTTCTGGCTCCAGGCGAAGGGGCTGGAGCACTTGCCAGAGCCTTTGGCGGCGGAGCCGCTTTTACAGCAGTGCAGTTCCCGCTCAGTGGTGCCCAGGATCTGCTTGCGGGTAAACCCCTCGGCGAGGTTGCCCGCGATGAGTTCAACCAGCTTGGGCAGAATTCGATGTTTGCCGGCATGGGCCTCTTCGGTCCAAAAGGAAGCCCCCCTGGTCTCATAAAGAAGGGCCTCGACTACGCCTGGGACACGGTCAAGATGCTGGCGGCCGGCGAGGTCTCGAAGGAAGCCTTGCACGGCATCGGCACCTCGGATCAGGGATCGGCTTTGCTGCGGCTTGCTCGACCGGACCAGACGAACCAGGAGCGGGCCGACAACTTCCGCGAATGGTTCTACAAAGAAGGTGGCCCGTTGGCGGTCCTGAATGTGGCCATGAAGGCGATGCACGCCGGGGAGGCTCCGAAGCCGAAGAAACTCAGCGACCAGATGGTAAGGGAGGAACTGGAGCGACTTGCCAAGCAAAAGGAGGTGATGCCACCTGAGCGACGATCTGTACCGTCCCAACCGGCTGATATAGGTCAGGCGCCGGCACCAGCTCGGCAGGCATCCGCTGAGCCGCCGGCGCCTGCCTCTCCCAACGACTACGTACAAACCGACAAGGGCTGGTTCAGCCGCCGTGAGGCCGAAGCCCAGGGCCTGCTTCCAAAGGCCGGGGGTGCGGAGCCTGCTGCCACACCTTCTACGGCACAACCTCCGCCTCCCGAGCCGCGGAAGCCTCTCGCGGACTTCTCCGACGACGATGTCCGCGGCCTGGCCAAGCAGTTCGGCCTCGATGCCCGCGGAAGCCGCGAAACGCTCCTGAAGCGGCTCAATGACATGGACAAGGGCCGCACAGTAGCCAGCCTGGAATCCCTCTCGGCACCACCTGCCAAAGTGGCAGAGGCTCCAGAACCGCCTACGATTGCGCCAGAAGCGACTGAGCCGCCAAAGGTCGAACCAGCCGCTGAGGAAGGAGAAACGAAGCCACCGGAAGAGGGCGGCGAGCCAGTCAAGGCTCCTGAGACGCCTACGGGGCCGAAACCGTCCCCAAAGCCTGCTGGAGCCGATTGGGCGGCAAAGTACCGAGATGCAGCCAAGAAGGGGCTGTCGGACAAGAATGCTCGCGGCCTGGCCGATCTGCACCACCCCGAGGGGCAGCACTGGCAGCACAGCGGGACCGAGTTCACTCCCAATGAGAAAGGCGAGTCTGAGTTCACGGCCAACGGCAAAAAGTACGTCGTCGAGGCCAACAAGGTCTACGAGGACGGCGGGGTCAGGGTCCGGGTCCGAGACGCCGAAGGGGAGAAGGCAAAGGTTGTTTTCAAGAAGAACACAGACGGCACTTATGGAGCCGAGGCCCTGGAATCGACCGAGACGCGCGGCCTAGCGCGGCCCATGTACGACTTCATGAAGGAGAAATTCGGCGACATCAAGCCAGGGAAGGAGCAAACAGACGCTGGCAGGAACTTTTGGCGCAAGAACGCGATGGAGGGGCAATCGCTGGAGCCAGCCAAACCTTCGCTAGTCGAGCGTATGCGCCAGCGACCGGGGCAGGCCGAGATCAAGGCGCCTGAGCCCCTCACCCAGGAGCCTCGCCCAGAAGCAAAGGGAGGCACTGTCCCTCGATCTGCGGTCATCGCTAAACTCGAAGCAGCCGGGGAGCAAGCCAAGGCTCTCAAGGAAAGGTTGGCCAAGCAAGAGCCGGAAACGCCTCCCGGCGCCGAACCGCCGAGTCCGCGACAAGCCCAAGACGACTGGCGAAAGAACGTCGTGCGCCTGCATGCCACGGCTTACCTCAAAACTATGGGCGACGCTATGCGTGATCCGTCGCCGGACAACGTCATCAAGGCCGGCAACGTCCTGGACCGCCTCGACAAGATGGCGAAGTCCCGCGGCCTCGACACACGGGCCATGATCGACAAGGAGATGCCGGAACTCGGCTCCTTGCTCGATGCCCACCATGACGTGTTGAAGTCATGGCTGGAGAACCCCGAACAGATTCCCCATTCCCAGGAGGTGAAAGATGCCATCGGGCTTGCCCAGCGATCCGCTCCAGACCCGACATCCCTTCGACGTGGCGTTGAGCAAAGTCTATCGGGGGCGACTGAGGCAGCTCGGACTGCTCCTTCGCCTGAAGAGCTTGCACGGCGCAGTGGCGAAGCGGGTGCCGGGCCAACCGAAGCCGCTGGTGGAGGCGAAGCCGGCGGGGCAGGGGCCGCGGGTGCCGCAGCCGGCGGCCGTGCGCCCGATAGTAACGTCCTGAGACCATTGCCCCCAATGATCCAGGGAGAACTTAATCGACTTGTGGCTTCCGGCGAGCGTGTGACCGTTGCCGACATCAAGGAGGCGTTGCAGGAACACTACTCTCCTGCTGAGATCAAGGAAGCTTTGAAGCAAGCCGGCAAGTTCCCAGAAGGAGTCGAAGGCAAAATCAAGCGAGCGTCACTGCCAGGTCATCCGGGGCAGCTCGAAGGCATGATGCGTAAATGGACGACGGAGCAGTGGGTAACCGGAGCGATTATTCAACATGAAAACGCCAACGCCAAAGCCGCCGAACAGAGCGGAGCAGTTCCCCGAGGGACCGCACAGGAAGCTATACACAGCGGCACGGCGGATGGGGTATCTCAAGCAAATGCGGAGGCTCGGCCTGAATCCGTACGCGGCGAAGAAGAACCGTCAGCCGCCGACCTCTCCGCCCGCGCAGGCGCCCCCGGCACAGATCCAGCCGGACGAGAGCCTTGGGACCTCATCGCCGGAGAGTCAGGAGCCGTCAACCTGAAAGCCCTGGCCAAGTTCTTCGGCTTCAAGGAAGACGAACCCACCGGCATCGCTAACGCCATGGCTGCCAAGGAACGCCAGAAAGCCCGCCTGCCTCCCGTCCAGCAGCCATCACCAGTCGGCCACTCATACCCCGAACTCCGCGATCAGGTCCTGCAGATCGCACGCACCGACCCCACGCGCATTGATCGGCTCGTCGAGGAACTGCAGAAGAAGTCGAGGCCGGTTACTGACCTTGAAGACGCCTTGCTGCTGCACCGAGAGAATGACGTTCGCAACCAGTACGATGACGCCGCTCACAAGCTGGTGCAGGCCCAGGCCAGCGGGGACGCCATGGACTTGCAAGGTGCCCAAGCGACCGAGCGAGATGTGCGTGAGAAACTGCGCGACATTACCGACGTTACGAAGCAGGTCGGCACGGAAACAGCGCGCGGCCTCGCAGCTCGAAGGATGATGGTCAATCGAGACTTCTCGCTGGCCAACATGGTGATGCAGTGGGAAGCTGCCAAAGGCAGGGCTCTCACGGGAGCCGAACACGGGCAAGCCGCACAACAATTTCACGCCATCCAGGATGCCGGCGCCCGGCAGCAGGCGGCTGAGTCCGCGCTGGCCGAGGAAGGCGGCGGGCATAAGTCACCGCTGTTTCCTGAAATGACGAAAGCCCAAGTTGCGGCCGAAGGAGCGAAGGACGATTGGCGCCGGGTCGTCGAAGCCGATCGGCAGAAGAACTTGCCCCTCGGGCAACGCATGGAAGACTTGGTCGATGCCTTGCGCCGTGCCTTTGTGATCTCGAACCCGAAGGCAATGGTGAAGATCATCGCGGCCTCTGCAGAGCGGATGATAACGACGCCGCTGGAGGAAGCCGTTGGCTCTGTCTGGAACCGCATACCTGGCATAGCAAAGATCTCCGCCATGGCACCTCGGGAGGGTCGCGGCCTGAACCTCGAAGCCGAGAAGATGGCGGCCTATGATGGGCTGACCCAGGGGCTCAAGGATGCCTGGCAAACGGCCAAGAAGGGATACTCCGAACTCGACACGCTGTACGGCGACACCTCTAAGCCGCGCCGTCCCTGGCTCGACTGGATCGGGGCCCTGCACGGCGCCGGCAAAGCACCGGCAGCGCGGAACGAGTTGACTCGCTCCTTTCTCAAGCGGATTGACGCTGCAGCCGCCGAGGGCAAGGACACAACCTCGCCGGCCTCGCTGATGCAGTTCGGCATGGACGCTTACCGGGATTCTCAGGCGGCTAAGTTCCAGCAACAAAATTGGCTTGCTCAGGGCATGAAACGCTTTCTGCGTCCAGGAGCCGATGCCGGCATGGCTGAGAGGGGCCTGAAGGCAGTCGGGCGCCTGACGCTCCCTGTTGTGACGGTGCCGACGAATCTGATCTTTGAGGCAAGCAAGTATGCCTTCGGCTCCATCACCGGCTCGACCTCAGCCGGCATTGCGTTGGCTCGTGGCATCGAGGGGTTGAAACCTGCCCAGGCCGAGTCGATCATGCAGCAACTGAAGAAGGGTAGCCTCGGGGTCGCGTTGTTGGCCGCCGGTTACTACCTCGGCCCAAAGGTTGTGGGCGGGTTCTACCGGGGGAAAAGAAAGCCTGATGAGCCGGAGGCAGGGTCTGTGGCAGGAGCTCCTGCTTACACGCTTCACAACCCGGCTCTGGAGATGCTGCAGATGGGTTCTACTTTTGGCGAGGCGGCTACTAAGGAAGGCATTGGCGAGGGCGCCGCCAAGGCGATCCTCGGCCTCGAAGAGCAGATCCCCATCGTTCGTGACATCAAGGACATCGGGGGCAAAGCTTTGTCTCCGAACGCCAAGATCCGCGGCCGTTACTTCGGCGAGTTCGCCAAGTCACTCGCGGTCCCGCAGCTCGTGCAGTGGCTGGCCGGCCGCCTAGACACGAAAGAAACGGCTACGAGTTACGCGAATCCGTTGACGGGCGAGGTGCAGCGTCGGAACCCGAAGACGGTGCTGCAGCATGTTCAGGAAGGCCTACCGGGGCTGAGGAATCTGTTGCCGGCGCGGTGAAAAACAGTAGCCGAGCGTCTTCACGGCCTTGCATGTAAGCGGTTTCAATTAAACGAAACAGATCCTCGCTAGAAGGCTGCTCGAACAGTCCAGGCCACTTGGCAACGTCAAGGATCAATGAGATTTTCCGGCTATCCATCGGCTTCCTCCCGCTGGGCGCGCACTAAGGTTATAGGAGTAATACTATCTAGCGCCGCAAAGCTTGCAAAACGGCTCCCCGCGTCCATCAGGACCAAGGGGCAGCGGGATTTCCCGCTCCACGGGACCATTGGCTCATTCAAGGCGTGTATCGGGTAAGGGTTCCACCCGTCCGAGTTACTCACCTTGCGACGGTTTTTGGCCAATCTGGGGCCTATATTTGCACAAACGCTCCGAGATCAGAAGCCGCTCTGAGTCGATCGACGGCAACGGATCCGTAAGCGATCGCCACCGAAGGGCCACCGCTGTTGTGGCCTGCCTTCGACGCCTGGCCTCCTGGGTAGTGAAACGTCAGCCGGCCTCGGAGGAACAGCATCGCGTTTGCTTTGGGCCAAACATGCTCGAAGAACATTCGCGTCTCAGTGCGGGCGAAGACAAGAGCGATGCCGGATCCGTGGGCGGCCAGTCGTTCAAGCCATGCCCTTGTCGCCATGCCGTATGGCGGGTTCAACCAGACCAGGCCGTGCCAGGGCAGAGTCAGTCCATTGGTCGGCCAGCGGTACTCGTCGGCCGCACAGGGCCAGGGCTGCTTCTTGCTGGCGCATGGATCCAGGTCAAATGGGCCAAGCCGCTTAATCAGCCAAAGCGGAGTGATCCAGTCATCGGAGGTATGATCGCCTCGCGTGTGTGCGGGCGGTGCTATGGACGCCATTTCGGATCCAGTGCGTAAAAGCGGGGTAGACGGAAGAAGGGTCGAAGTTCTAAAATGGCATCACCTTGATGCCAGCCGCTCATCACGGTTGGAACTTCGGCCTTGTTCTTCGGGAGTCGCGCCCCGCTGAACAGGGCCTTTTTCTTCAAAACAGCCCGGGCGCGGGCGGTTGGTTCACCAGAAACACTTCAGCCGCCTCCTCGTTCGTTTGCTTCCTGCCCTTCTCGCGGTTCCAGGTCCACCGATCATCGGGGTATAGTTCCTGGATGAGCGGATGGTCTGAGTAGAACCGGCAGACCACTCGCGTTTTCTTGAAAGCCGACAGCTTCGCGGCCAGTCGTCGATGATCGGCCTCAGTGAACTTATGCTTGTACTTATCCCCAGGCCCGGGGAAGGGCGGATCGCAGTAAATGCCGTGTCCCCGGGTGTCTTCGCAGCGGTCCAGGAAGGCAAAGCAGTCCATGACTGAGAAGTTGCAGCGCCGCATCACCTTCTCCCAGGTGGCCAGCGCACGCAGGGCAGAGCGATAGCGGGTATTTGAGTCGCCGCCGTTGGCGTTCCAGCGGGTCGATAGCCCGCCGTTGTACTGGTCATCCGTGCCGGCCTTGTGGCTGCGTCCCATCCAGCAGGTCACAAAGTAGTGAGCGGCGGCCTCCAGGTCGCCCATCTCAGGCTCATAGTTCTTGCAATACTGCTGCGCCCGGGTCAGCATCTTCGGGTGGAAGGGCAGGGGCCTCAAGATCGCCAGCAGTTCGCGGCGGCGCGTGGCTACCACGTAGGCCAAGTTGATGATGTGCTGGTGTAGGTCGCTTACTACCAGCGTCGAGGCGCGGATGTAAAGCAGTTCGCACATTCCGCCAGCGAAGGGGATGCCTACCCAATCACAGCCGTCGAGAAGCTTCCCGACCTCCTCGGCCAGAGTGCGGTTGCTTCCGAACCAGGACGCTAACGCTTTGACGGCTCGGCTCATCTGAGTATCCTCACGATCTCATCCCAATCGGCGGGACGCCACACGTAGACCTCGATGGTGCAGACGCAGTAGAGGTCATGTATCCATCCACGCTGCTCGGCGGTCGGTTCCTCGCCGTCCCTCTTCAGCTCTGCCAAAATCAACCGCTCTCTACGCACCATCACGCAATCGAGGAAGCCCTTGTCACCCGTAAAGGCCGTTCGCCAGCCTTTTGCCGTCCTCGCTGGCCTGAAGTGAACCGCTCTCCAGCCGCAGAGCTTGGCCAGTTGCAGGACCTTCGCCTGGAGCGACTCTTCCGACTCAGGGGGTAGTACATTAGCCTTCTTGCTTGCTCGCGGCATAAGCCAAGAACTTCTCAATAAGGTCGCCAACTTCCTTGGGGCAAATGAAAACGCTGAGCGGCCGGCTGTTGCCGCCTGGCATCACGGGCAACTCGCCTCGAAACACTTTGCCGTCGATGGCCTGATAGACGCCTGCCTGCCATTCGGCGGGGAGCAGAGCCCACATCTTCACGAGCCGACGCCGGTTGTCGGTCGGCTTCACCTGTCTCGCACGATCTCGCATTTCGGCCTCCGCAGCAGCGTGTAAAGAAAGTCCGTCACTTCTTCTTGGCTGACTCGCTCCCGCGCCGCGATCAGGGCCAGCAAGTCAACCTTCGTGATCTTGCCGGCCTCGGCGTCTTGGTGGCAGCTCACCCATTGCCCCGTCTTCTGGGACCAGCCCCGGCAGAGCGCCACGAGGTTGTAGGGCACGTCGAGTCTGGAGCCACCGCCCATGCTGCGCTTGATGATGGCATGGTGCGGATCACAACCCTCGGGCGTGGGTCGGCCACACCATTCGCATCGAGGCGAGCGGCGGAAGCGGGCCAGGCAGACTTCATCTTTAATTATCATTTGAAAGACTCAAGCATTGCCAATACTCGCTGGCAGAGTTCACAGGCGGCTTGATTGTGGCCTGCAGCAGAGGTGCCGCAACGGGAAATCTTGTGCTCTTGCCACAGCAGTAAAAGCAGGTCTTTGAATTCTTGAAGCATCGTCCGCATAAAAGCTACTCCGTCTTCTCTGGTGCCGGCCTGGTAGGCGGCGCGTAGGTCGAATTGAGCCAGTGCATCACGCGGTCCACGGCCACATCGGACCCCAGGCCTGCCATGATCTCGTCAATCTTGGCCATTGCCTGAAGCTCGGGGTTGCTGATTCGCATGGTCCGAGACGCTTCCGGTGTTTGGGTCTTTGCTGTCTGCGGGGGCGGTTGGTTCATTTGCTTTGCTCCTTTGGGGGAGGCTTCGTCAGTTCATCAAAGATTTTCATTAAGGCCGCATCTACCTTGTCGGCCTGGTGGGAGATACGCTTCCACTTGTTTTCGTCTGGCTCGTCGGCGCGGCGTATAAAGCCGTCGAGGACGATCGACCGAAACAGGTGCCGATACTTTTCGAGAAACTCATCCCGGCTGAGCATCCGTGCTCTCCTCTAATTGCTGCCCAAAGTCTCGGCAATCTGGCGGCGCATTCGGTCCACGGTCTTTTGCATGCCTGTGCCGCCCAGTGCCCAATCAAGAGCCTGTAGAGCGGCCTCCATCATTGCGCCGCCAACCGCGCAGTGAAACTCATGAGCAGTTCCTTTGCACGTACACGGCAGTGCAGTCGCCGCACGCAGGTCTCGAATGTGCGCCCGGATCTCCTCTTCATTTCGCATCATCGGCTCCTCGAAGGTGCAGGCACGGCACCGGCTGCCGAATAAGCATGACTCAGCCGGGCCGGCCTGCACGGATGAAAAGTTACTCTGCTGGCGTCTGTGACCGCGGGATGGTTTCGGAAATCTCGATGTGGCCGCGTCGCTTTCCTTCGCGGATAAACTCAGTAGCCATGTCGAATGCCTTTGAAGGCGTTGCCTCTCGGCTATGAGAGAGCATCGCCTGCAGAAACACCTCGGCCAGCAATGCCGTTCTGTCTGCTTTGAAAATGGCGTCGTTCATTCTTCGGCCTCCTCCTCGTCCTTTGCCCGCTTGACGGACACCTTCGTCTTCGACAGCACCGACACAATAGCCGAGTCGTAGGCGTAGGTGGTTTGATGGTGCTTCTTCATCTGCTCCAGCAGCTTGTCACTTGTCTTTGCCTCTTCGAGGGACATCCGCATGCGATTGTCCCGAGCATCGACATAGGCTGCGGCCGCTCGGTCAATCTCAGGGATCGACACATCCTCCAGGCCGGGCAGCTTCGGTTGCCGGGGGCGTCTGGTCTTTGGTGGGCGTCCGCGTTTCTTTGCCACTGGTGGCCTCCTTTGGTAAACGATGTGTTGGAAATGGGGCAATCTCCACAAAGTCGATGCCAAGCGCACGCTTGGCATGTTTCAAGAGCCAGCGGAGCCGAGTCGGCCATGGGGTCGTGTGGCTCGGCTCAAAGCGGATCGTGATGCGCAGCATGGGAGGGGCCTCGCCTTCGAGGGGCTCAGCCGCCGGCCCCGCGCCGGCCTCTGGCGTCCGCCCTGGATCGGCGTTGACCGGCGCGGGGGAAGGAATCGGCTTCTGGGTGGCGTATTTGGCGTACCAGCCTTGGGGCAACTTGGAGCGGCTCATGATCAAACCTCCGGGTCCTGTTCGTCGAGGATGAAACGAGCGGCGCTGAGAAGTTTCATCTGCTGCCGCTGTTCTGGAGTTTTCTTTGCCAGTGCTGCATCGCCCAAGCGGTCGATCTCAACTCGGCATGCCTTGCACTTTCGGTAATGGGTGGCAACGGCTTTGCGCTCCGCAATAGTTGCCTCCCAAAAGCCTCTCTCGCGGACAACTTTGCACTCGGCACAGGTCATGTCTTCTTCCTCGCTGGGCAACGGATGCGGTGCAGAAAGTAATCGCCGCCGTTCTTGCTGTAGACCATCAGACCATCGACCAGGTTGAACTTGCCATGGGCCGCCTGGCTGAACTCGAATGCTGCCATCTTGCCGGTTCGCGTCTGTGCCAGGATGATGTTCGTGCCGCACTGGCACACCTTTTCGATGGGTGGCTTCGCCTTCTTCTTGGGCGCGTTCCATAACTCCTGGACAGCGGCTAAAGCGTTGCGTACCGCTCCCTGAACGCCGATGATGGTAGCCGCGCTGATCTGCCGCTGCAGGTTGGCCTCGTTGATCTCCTTGTCGATGATCTTCTTGGCGCGGTCGAGGGGTTCGAGGGCGTCCTGCCCTGGCTGGCGTTTTTCTTTTCCAGGGGGAGGCGACGGGGCTGGAGGCGGCTCATAGGCAACCGGCGCGCCGTTCCCTAAGTCCTTATTTTCTCCTTGATCTACGTCGTCAAATGTTTCAGTGGAACAAATCTCCGGCTCATCGTCATCGGTGAGCACTCGCCATGCGGTCGTCCTGGAGATGCCGTGTTTTTTGAGCAGCGCACCCCACTCGCCATGCTGGCATCGCTCCCTGGCGGAAGCCAGCCAGCGCCGGCACGTTGCCACGTCTTTTGTGATTGAGCCGATCAGGGCTTTTGCCTGTTGCAGGCAATAGTCGGCGTCCTGTTCGACTGCGAACTTGGCAGGAGGGAAAAGCCCCTCGCCGATGCCCAACATGCGGTTTGCCACCTGTGTTGCTCCTTCAACCTGCTTAGGGAATTCACCGCTGCCTTGTTCTCGGGTCAAATGCTGGGTTGTCCTCGACGCCAAGCGAGCCCTGCATTTGCCACTCGTCGCAAATTGCTGTTGCTTCTTCTGGACCGTGCAGTCGGGCAACAGGGACGTAGCACCCTGGGGAACTCGGCATCGGAAGCAGGATGAAGTAGGCGACCTCCCCTTTCCGCGTTGCCTTCCTTAGAAGAAGCCCTCGGTTTTTGAAATCATCAGCCATGGACTCGATGAAATCTGCCGTCACCATGCCCCTCCCTTCATCGCAATCGACTCCCTTAGATGCCGCGCACAGCGGCTTTTTCTTCTGGCGTTAACGAGTCGTACTTTTTTTGCAAATCGCCGAGCCCTTCTTCGACGGTCCATTTCTTCTTGTTGGCCGCCACTGACTTTTTGAGTTGCTCGGCCACATAAGGCCGCCCCTCGATGTACGTCAGCGCCTGCTGGTACTTTGCCCAAAAGGTTTCGAGGCAGACTGCCAACTTCTTTGTGAAGTCGTTCGGCTCGACGCGCACGAGCAGGGCCGGCAACCCTGGGGAGTAGCTCAGGAAGTCCACCCAGGGGAGGCCGGTCACCAGAAGCTGCCCGTGCACCTGGGCCTTGTAATCGTCTGGGAGGCCGCCCTTGAGCAAGTAGCCGGCTTGTGTTTTGAGCATGGGGCACTTGAGCTCGAGGCCTCCCACGATCTCGCCGGCGCCGTCCACCACCAGGCCATCAGG